AATAGCTTTGAGTTCCAGATTGCCTGCAACTTCAGCGTGAACAATAGACGCAGAGTTACCATCAGTTTCGATAATTATTTTTCGCTTTGTTGGTAACACTGGTTTTTCTTCTTTTTTTCCTTCATCTTTTTTGGCTTCATCTTTTGGCGGAACAACATCTTTTGCTCCGACTTGTAAATTTTCTTTATTCATAGACTTCATATTTAATTTATAAATTTATGGTGTACGGGCAACTTCATACCAGTTACCACCTTCTACATTAATTAATGTTATTGTCGAGCCCGCTGCTTCAGTCCAGTTGCCATTTAATAATAATTGACCGCCGTCTACTAGAGTTGTCTTATTAGCAGGATTGGAAGCTACAATAATAATTATCTGTCCGGGTACTCCGTTATCAAAATCTGTTATGTTTTTAGCAGACGAATGTCCGGTTGCAGTTAAAAATAAACTGCCATTTATCACTGTTGGTGATTCATCGTTATCGTCAAAAGTAATAGGTGCATTAAACACAAACCTATTTTTCATTCTTATTTGGTCATGGTTCCATACTTCAGCCATATAATTATTGATTTTTTATTGACTCTCTTAATTCTTTTAATTCTTTTATATCTTTTTTAAGGATTTTTTCTCTTTCATCAAATCTAAAGTCGACTTTATCATGTTCTCTTTTTCTGATGTCTTTTAATTTTCTTAATTTATTTTCTAAATCAGCCAATTCAATTGGTTTATCTACTACATTCTTGGCTTTGTAGACCTTGCCATTATATTTAATGTATTTTCTTTTTTCTTGCATATGTTTATGATTCGTGATTATGTGAAACGTCATTATTGCCGCCACTAGCGTGTTGGTCTATTGGTGTATCAAATCCGTCAACAACATTTCCTATTACTACGCAGTACCAGCCACTTTCATCCATATGGATTCCAGTATTATTATTTGCACCATTTTGTTCAACATTATTACCAGTAACATTAATTCTGCTACTATCAAGGAAAATTCCATAGTCATCATAGCCATCATCATTAATTTGAATTACGTTGCCAGTAACACTATTATCACCAGAGTGAACAGCAATTTCTGCCTTATCAGTTGATGACGATGACATGTTGTTATCTCTTAAAAAATTATTAGAAATTATATTATTTCTAGTATTAATAAAGATTCCAACATCATCATTATCTACAATAGTGTTACAGACAACTAAACTCGAACCTGAACTTACTGTAATTCCTCTTCCTGTACCATCAGAAATAAAGTTATTTGTAACAAATGTTTCTGTACTAATTCCGTCAATATCAATAGACGGGTCATCACCAATGTTATAAATTCTGTTTCCTTGAATATAAGTATTATAGGCATTAACTAATTCTATCCCGCTACCATCTGTACTATCATGAATTAAATTATTAATAATATTAGCGTTGGTTGCACCAGTACCAGAATTTGGTTGAAAAAGAATGCAATGGTTTTCACTACTGTGTATGTCGCAATGTTCAATCGTTAAATTAGTAATATCATCTCTAATATGAACGCAAGAGCCATCAGTATTACCAGCCGTATTGCCATCAATCTGAAGATTCTTTAAAGTAATATTTCCATAAGGATTTGTGCCATCTCCTATTTCTATTACATTATCATTTAAGCTATTACCAGCAACAACAATCGTGTCACTCCAATCTTCACCCAAGATACTAACATCGTCATCTGTGATTATGATTGATGATGATACTGTATATGTTCCGCTTCTAACAAAAATCTTTGTAGCTCCATCGTCTAATGCAGATTGAATATCTGTATAATCTCCATCGCCAGCTGCGTCAACTACCGCACCAAACAATCTATAACCAGCAATGTAAGCAGCACCAGAACCAATCCATATTCCATATTCTTCGACTCCTGTCTTATCTTTTAAATTACCAATAATTACTTTTGTATCTAAATCATTGTAGGTTAAACTATCTCTTACCTTAACTTTCATGAAAGGACTATTGGTAGCCGAAACATCCATTTCAATTAGTCCAGAATCAACTTCCGCCATTGAAACTACTGCTGTACCTTTTGTCCAGACAGGATTGCTATCTGCACCATAAGCAGCAGCTAAATCCCTAGTAACAGTATGAACATATCCTACGCTACTATCAACTTTTAACCACTCGTCATCTGTACCGTCTTTAATTCTGATAATTGTATCATCTGCAAAGACAACATTCGTAGTTGTTAATGTTGATGCGTCAAGTGCTGTCATGTCAGCAGCTAAAACATCGGCGTCTGCAATGACAACATTACCACCAACTGCCGAAATAGTATTCTTTTCAAAAGCTGATGTAGTAATTTTACCACGAGCAACGATATTTTGGAATTCAGCATAATCAGTATCAATCTTCCATCCCTTTCCTAATGCACCTGAACTAAAATCAGATGTTTGAATTCGTAGATTCGGTCCTGATAACTGTAAGTGGACTCCTGTTGGGTCACCCAAAGTCATCTCACCAGTCGGATTTAATCTAACGGGAGCTGTACCTTTGTTGGCCACACTAGCTCCAGACCACATTAAACCAGCAGCGTCTACGTGCCATGAATTTGCACTTGTTTTATTTGGAATGTGCAATGAACCGCCTTCAATACCACCACTACCTACGTACAATTGCATACATTCAATGTATCCTTGCTTCGCATTAATATAGAACCCATGTGTCTTTGGTCTATAGCTTCTGGACTTAATCCAATTTTCCAACCATAAATTATCCAAAGACTGCCCTGTAGTTACTTCGGGTTCTGTTGTTTCAACAGGAGTGGAAGTTTGTGATTCCGGAGTAGGTGATGTTGACCCATCTCCCGTATCTACAACAGACCCCGATTCACCACCTCCTACAACCCCTGCTTCAGACCGCTCCAAGTTTCCATCATATGGTCGGTCTATGGTTTCGTAGTTGTAGTCTTTGTTAGCCATCTTGTTTTCTATAGTTTTCTTCTTCGTAGGTATCGCTATAAACGATTGCTACTCTGCTAATTGTACAAATTGTTTTAGATGATTCCCTAATAGACACAGCAATGTTTCTACATCTTGCAGGTTTCTCATCATAATTTGGTGATGTAACATACATAATGTTGCATCCTCTTACTGCTTCACCCTGAATTTCATACCAGTCTCCACCATCCAATTTAACAAAACATTGGATAGCACTGCCCCTGTCAGCTTCAATAATTACCTGTACTGGATAAACTATATTTTCAAATTCATTAGATAATGTTATTGGTTGACTATCAATTCTGAAATGAATTTCATTTGCATTATTATCTTTAGTGCCAGTTAATAATTCATAAACTTCTCCATCATCAGCACAATATTCTAATCTTTCAATATCTGTACTTGTATAATAATTGTGGAAATATTTAGCATCAATGCCGGTAAAGACGTACCAATTTTCTTGTCTTATGTTTCTTTCTATAACAACATCTGATAATACTCTATCGGTTGAACCATCTTTATTATACAAAGTAACGTCTCCAAGAGATGCGTAAATGTGTAATCCTTTCTTACCCATAGCACCAGCTTCTAATCCAGCCTTAGTAGCACCGTTAAATAATCTTTGCATTTTAGCAGAAATTAATTGTGGTGCTCCTCCGGTTGTAGCATAGACACCATCGTATCCCATAAAGAATAATGTACCAAACGCTTTTACCCATGCTTCTGACGATACACAACCAATGCCTAAATCTAATGGGTCTAATCTATAATCATCCCAGATTGACATATGATTCTTGTTGGCAATTAACTGAACCTTTCCTACATTAGTTAACATTGTTAATGCGTCATTACCACCACCAGCTAATTTGAAGGTATCATATTGTTTAACATCTTCGCCTGATTCTGGGTTATCTGACCATCTAAATACTCTTGAACCAGAGTAAGTATTATTTACCCATAATTCATCAGAACTTTTTATATCTGTACCGAATGAACTAATTGTTAATGTGTTAGAATCAGCATTTTTTGCTGTTACTGTAATGTCGCCAAGGTCTGTACCACCACGATATAAATTCAAAGTATCGGTAGAATGAATATATTTTAAATCTGTAACTTTTAATGACGTAACTGGTTGGTCGTGGTCGCCATCTACCAAAGCAACAATTCCAAGTGGTTTAGATGAACGCATGATTCCATTCTTATATCTAGTCGTGCTGATATAATAATCACCTACGTACAATCTATCTTTATAATGATTAACTTTAAATGCTTTCGGACAGTTATATAAATGTCCCGTTGCAGTAGCCGAAGTCACCACAGTGGTTCCATCACTGCTAACATATCGATTAACGTCATTACCGTTAACCACGAACATGCAGCTTTCAGCTGTTGTAAACGAACATTTAGCGGCAGTCAAACCTGTACCTCCACCAGCCAAAGCAGTCCAAACATCTGAAGTATTCATATAATAAATCGATGTTGTTGCACCAACCTTAGAAACCCTATACATGAACTTATTATCAACATCAGAACTTTCAAAATAATACAAACCATAATTAGCAGAAGCTGATAAGTCGCTCCCTAATCTACGATAGCCTGTTCTTTTTTCAATGGTGCCTATTTCTGTTGACCGAGCATTTTCACACATCGCTAATTCTTGTTTTTTAGCAATGTTACCACCGACCAACGTATTAACACCTTCGAAAAAAGGAATTTCTTTCCGTTTAAGTTGTATTTCATTTGTTTTAGCCATGTGTTTTATACATTAGCCCGTCGGTCAACACTCCATGAATCCTTGTTTGTATTTTGTTTGTGCGAAAAAACCTTCATACTATTAACACTTTCCATAAATGCGTCAAGATATTGCTTAGGATTTGGTCTATGCAATTTAGGTGCTGCTCGATACAACATAAAATCTATCAAAGGATAGAAATTGTTATCTGGCAAATCAAGGTTATCATAATAGGAGCTTAACTTAGAGGCCCTTGCTTGGTAATAAGCATAATAAGTATCTGTACTGGTTGGTACTGGGGAAAATCCAATATACTTACCACGTAAGAAATACTTAACATCATTAATACTATACGAATTATCAGCATCATTCTTAGGCACTTTAGATAATGGAATGAAGCCAATCGGTTCACCATCAGAATTAGTTACTGACCGTAAATTACTAAAATCACTAGGTAAATCATATTCTTGGGTACCGCTAGTTGTGGTTACATCCCATTCCGCTTCTACTTTATAACTAAAATTAACTAAATTTAATTCATTCTGGGCTTTATTATATCCTTCATTCAACCATCTAAAAGCGTCTTCATGACTGACTAACTTCATTTCTTTATTGTTTAATAGGCTGAAGAACTCATCAAATATCTCTTTAACAGAGCTTTGGTCAAAAGCTGCGTAAGGAATAGCATTCGAATTTGTGGTAATCTTTGCAGTCGTTTCATTATAAAAACAAAACCACCCATAACCAGTAGTGTTGGTGGCGTCTTGATAAATAGTATGAGTTTTATAGGCTTGGATGTTTTCTGTGCCAAGTGGATTTTCACTAGCACTGAAGGTTGCGGCTGCAGTTTGGTAGAATTTTACCTGATTATAACGTAAAATTGTGACTTTGGTGTCTTGTGGATGTGCGTATGAAGTAGCTGCCGATAGGTTAAGTGTCTTTGTAGCCGCAGTAACACTACTTATTTTAACAATTTCTGCCTGTTGCGAGCCAAATTCTCCCAATAAAGCATAGTCATTTGTGGTTGCAACATTACTATTTTTAACCACAACAGCACTAACTCCGGAGTTGTAATTAGTCGTCAAATAGGAATATTTGGCGTTTTTTGTTAATTGCCTATTGTCTGCTTTGAGGATAATCATAGAGTTTTTGAATATTTATACTTATATTATAACACAAGTTCACGACTTTTAACATAATTATTTGCTTATCTAGTGCCATATCTATAAATTTCATCCGAAAATCCACGTGGTGGAACTAAATTATACTGCATACTTATAGTAGAAGTTGAACTAGAAGTACTACTTGATGTGCTAGAACTAGTAGAACTTGTGGATGACGATGTTGAACTAGACGTGCTAGAACTAGTAGACGAACTAGTTGATGAACTTGTAGATGATGATGTGGAACTAGTTGATGAACTAGTACTACTTGAAGTTGAACTCGAAGTACTCGAAGACGTGCTACTAGATGTGCTAGAGCTGGTTGAACTTGATGTCGATGAGCTTGTAGATGATGAGGTTGAACTAGAAGTAGAACTGGATGTTGAAGAACTTGTTGAACTCGAAGTACTCGAAGACGTACTACTAGATGTGCTAGAGCTAGTTGATGAACTAGTAGATGATGAGGTCGAAGATGTACTAGAGCTAGTTGATGAACTAGTAGATGATGAAGTCGAAGATGTACTAGATGATGTGCTTGAACTAGTTGAAGATGACGTGCTAGAACTTGTACTTGAGCTGGTCGAACTGGATGTTGATGAAGTCGAACTAGATGTGCTAGATGATGTGCTTGATGAAGTGCTAGTTGATGTTGAACTAGAGGTTGAACTACTTGTCGATGATGATGTTGATGAAGATGTACTTGAACTAGTACTTGAACTGGTTGAACTGGTTGAAGATGATGTTGAACTAGACGTACTTGAACTAGTACTTGAACTGGTTGAACTAGTCGAAGACGAAGTTGAACTAGATGTTGA